GCCAAAAGCCCCACCACAGCGCCAGAGGCCGCAGTTCCAATGGCCGCTATACCCTTCGCAGCCACTTTGCCAGCCGACGCAAGGCCGCTCTTTAGCTTAGACGCGAGGCTACCCCCACTCTTAGATACATCCTTAACACCGCTGTCGTACTCGCTGGTATCCAGGCTGATTTTCGCAAATAAATCAAAAAGATTAATGGGTGCCACCTCCTTTCGCGGCACCGCTTAGCCCTTCCCTGTCAACTCTTAGACAGAGGCGATTTTTTGTTTCATGTGTGCAATTACTTCTTCCGGTGTTCTGGTTTCCTCCGGTTTCGGGTTCTCAACATCCAGGTATCTGACCTTCATATAAGAACCGCCAGCGTATTTCGCCGTGTTTTCCCCGATGATTTTCAAGGCGTCTGTTACATAAACCCGGTACGCTTGTTCTTTTTCCGCCTGATTGATGAGGGCAGGGAGTGCCGCCAGGATGGTCCGCACCCCCATGCCCCGCACGGCTAGCAGGCAGAGGATTACTCGCTCTTTTCCTCCCGCCCAAACGATTTGAAAAAATCCAGCAACTCCTTGTCTCGGAACAGCTCACCAACCTGCTTGATGGTCTCCATGACCTTCTGTTTTCCAATCTGCTCCGCTGTAGTTTCGTTCAGCGCCGCCAATACACCGAACACGTCCGCCCGGTGGTCTTTCAGCAGAATTGGGACAAGCTGAGCGTATTTATGGGCCGAGAAGGTGTAAAGCTCCGCAACGCTTTTCCCCTTGCTGTCAAACTTGATTGCAAGCTCATCCAGGAGGGCCTTGTCTCCGGTGATATTGGCAATATAGGGCGTAACCTCGCACAGCACGTCCGCCGCCTGATCGGTGGTCAGTTCAGATAGTTTCATAGTATCAACCCTCCGCGGGTGCGGCGCTGTAGAACTCCATTGGCATGGTATCCTGTTCGTCGATAGACACATGGCCGGTCAGCTCCACAGAGACCTGCCCCTTGCCGTTCTTCGTGGTCTGGAGCGTAAAGCCGCCGGTAGACAGTGCATTTTTCAGGCACACGGCAACCATGCCGCCGTCCGCTCGGTCTCCTACCCACCAGAGGTCGGAAAAGTCCGTCTGCTTCAGGTCACGCCGGGGCACGATCTTATTTCCAGTCACGTCAGCCGCGCCCAGGGCCAGCTTGATACTAGCCGTGGATGTACCCAGGGAGGTGAACGACACTTTGCACTCCCAACCGTCCAGATGCTTCAATTCTTTGGTGTTGACCGGGCAATTGTCCACATCCTCCCCCAAGTCGGAGTAAGTAGGAACACAGGAAATATTGATGCCGCCGGTGGTCGGGCATACAATATCTTCATCTGCCGGAGCCGTCGGTGTCGCTGGGGTGAACTTCTTCAAAATCACGCCCGCGTCAAGCTGCATTTCCTCGAATGTGCTTTGCGGGATTACAGTAAATTTGCCCATGTGGGCCTCCTTTCTAGCTGAATGTCAGGTATTCAGCGGTGATGTTGATATAACGGCGCTTAATAGCCGGGTCGTCCTGGTACACAAGGCTCTGACACCACGGCGAGCCGCGTTTCAGCCAGATGTATCCCTCGTCGCAGGGGAGATATACGCCGCCGTAGCCAATGCGTTGGGATAATTCCTGCGCCTTTTCATCGGGAATTGCCTCGCTCTCTGTGCGAAACCACAGATTAACTGTCAATCCGATTTCCCCAGCGTCAAAGGCCCCATCTGTGTATTCGTAGGTGCCATAGGGCATGACCACATCTTTCGGCACAGAGGATGCCCGGTAGAAGGGCATGAACTCATTGAACCAAGCAAACAGGGCTTTGTTTTTTGTCATACTGCCCCCGCCTCCTGCCATGCCTTATAGATTTTCGGACCCTGTACTGCTATCCAATCCACCATTTCCTCATTAGTGGCCCACGGCCCATCAACAGAAAATGTGTTGCTTCCAAGCCCACTTTCATCAAAGAACGCATGGACTATTTCATGGCGGAGCGTTTTTTTCTCAGAGGCGGAAATGGTTTCTTTTGTCTCATGCTCCCATCCTTTGTACGTGGACATATCGCAAACCACAATTTTCTTTGTTAGCCAATCACAATACCCATCAATGCTGCGCCGCTCAAATGCTTCATCTTCGGCGTACTTCTTGATTTCGATGGTGTATTCTGTTCCGAGAACATTCACTATCATGTGGTTAGCGTCCACCTCTCCGCAGTGAAGTATTTTAGCGGCAGCGTGGAGGAACGAGGGGCCTTCTTATCCTCTGGGTTGGAGGTCACGCGGTACGTCTCCCCGGTGGTCTTGTCCTTGAATACGTCGTTGTACTCAATGGGTACAGCCTTGTCCACCAGGGCGGAATACAGGCTCGTCACGCCCTCCTTTTCCGCCCGTCTGGCCTCCATGGAGCTGTTTAGGTCTTGATAGTTGGTGAACTCTGCCCCCTCCGTCCACTCCACGATGTAGCCGCCCGCGCCGTCGGAAACACGCTTCTTTTCCATCAGTACGCAAGCCCGCGCAAAATCGTCTAATAGGCTCATATAATGCCCCCTATCCGCCGCCATGTGTTCAGGCGGCTCTTAAA